AATTTATAAACACCTGTAAATAAATCATTATTATTTTTTAATTCTTTGCCATCGCTTCCCTTCCTGCTTTTCATAGCATCGACATTCAAACTTACTATTTCATTTTCGTTAGCTAATATAATACGCTCCTGCTCGTCTAATATATTAGATAAGACAAATTTGCAGTTTTTAATATAATCTTTGATAGTAATTGACATTATACAAATATATAAAAAAAAACCGTTACAAATTGTAACGGTTTAAATCTCCCTTCTTTTAAATTAATTATGCAGTAACTACTACAGTCGCTGTATTTGATTTGTAAAGAACATCCGCTAATGTCAAGATAGTATCTTTGATAGATACAGTTACAATATCCGCAGTTGTATTAGCCGTTACAGTAAGCGTATACTTCTTAGTAGTTGAATTATAAACCACCAAACTTGGCGTAATTGCCACGCCATTACGAGTTACTTTAAAGTCAGCTACTAATAAACCCTCTACAGGATGTGTTTTATCTAATAAAAATGCACTTACAACGATAGTTGTTGACGCTGTAACTATTGGATTAACCGATATAATCACCTCATTAACTCCGTCCAATTCACTATAAGAAAAGTCTAATTGGTCAGAAGTAATCCAAGAAGCTCTTTCGTCAATTTCAGCTCTATCAATCAATTGTAAAGATACTGTTTGGCTTGAAGCGTCTGTACCATTAGCACCCATATACTTACCGTTCTCAAACATCCCTAATGTAAAACCTTTAGGTGCATTTGATTTGTTTACTGTAATAAACATTGTATTGTCTACATCAAACAAGATAAGGTCATAAGAATTGTAACCCGATAAAGAAGTCAACGCTTTATGGAAATTGATTCCATTGTCAAAAGTAACGTTATACTCATAAGGATTCTTACCTGCTACTACTTTAATTCCAGAACCTGCACGTGTAATGATATTGTCGTCTGCAGTAGCATCTTCAAATGATACAACTCCTTGCAACATGATAAGCGTACCGTCTTTTTGTAGTGAACGCATATAATCTTTATCGATTACTTGAGCAAATTTAAAGCCTTTTGAAACAAGTCCTAAGGCTGTTACTCTTTTTCTGTCAATTCTGCAACCTGCTAAACCAGTTCCAAGAACTCCGTTAGCACCGCAATTAACTGTATTTATTTGTGTTTCTAAACTCATTATTTTATGATTTTATTAGAGATTAATTTTTCTATTACTTTTTTGTCTGTAAGTTCTATTTTATCCCCTACATTATATTTTTTATCAATTGTAATTACCTTAGTTACAATAAATGATTTTACCTTTTCAGCCATTTTATATCTTTGTTTATGCAATTATCCGTTAACTCAATTTCTAAATCTAAAACAATAGCATTCCAAATAGTTACTAATCCTTTGCCGTTATCATTTATACTATAATTAGGCTTAAGTTCCTTTTCTACCTTACTATTTATAATCTTAGATACTCCGCTACTATTAAGCAATGTTATAAAGTCATTGTAAACAGGAATAAGTATATTAGTATAGTCTGTTTGGTATTGCTTTTTATTGAATCCGTCAACATCATTTGAACGTGTTGCAATTACTAAACGTGCATTCCTTGTAACTCGATTTCTTAATAGGTCATCTGTATCTTTTGAAGTTACTAACCAAATAAGCGGGTATTTTGAAACGTTTTCTTTAAGGATTAAGAATTTATTAAGTACATCAATTGTCCCCCAATCATAACGTACAGGAAACTCACCATTTGCATTTATATTGCTTGGCATTAATGCGATTAACTCTCTTAATTTCTCTTCAAACACTATCATATACCGAAGCTATTTTTTGTTTCGTAAACTTTAAAATATTCAGGCTTCCAGTTCATAAAATCGGCTTGTTTGTCTAACAAATAACCAAAAAGACTCTTTTCTGAATTGTTACCGTACCAATCTACAAAGTAATCGCTTATCGAAGGGCTTTGTAAATATTCGCCTTGATATTTCTTTATAAAGTTTTGGTGCGCACCAGAAATTAAGTATTTTGGAGTTTGTGTAGTTGCATTTTCTGAATTAACTTTCTTTGCCCCTGTTGCCGATAGTCTAATATTTGTATCTGTAATGAATTGTTGGTATATATAGTTAGCGATAAGTGAGTCATCATTATCTAAACCGTTCCATACCTTACCATCATATTCATCCCCTTGAATTAATTTTTTAAACTTTAGGTTTTCAACAAGTTCTATAGTTTCATAAGTCAATGCTTTTATCTCGTTGTAAAGATTCAAACCTAACGCATTAATCAATATTTCACGCTCTAATTTATCACATAAATAATCTAATTCCGTAGCGTTACTAGCCGAACTACTCGGGTCATTAACTGCTAAAGGAATATGAATATAATTCTGATTACTAAAGAATGATTTATTTACTATCTGCATTTTTTATCGGTTTTTCTTTTACTTTTTCAAAGAGTTTTATCTCGAATCCTACTTTTAAAACGTCTTCGTCTGTTATTTCAATTAAGGCGGATTTTTTATAACCCGCCCAATCTTTTAACAATACTACTTGCATTATGGTTTAGTTAACGCAGTTTTAGAAGTTGAGAACACACCTTTTACAAATGCTCCGTAATGGTTAGATTTTACTCTGTGTACCAAACGAGCTTCAGCTAAGATAGTTACGAAGTTTTTAGTAAAATCGTCGTTCTCATAACCTACATTAATAGTCAAAGCTTCTTTGAATCTAACTGCTGATTTACTAAAGTCACCTACCAAGAAGTTATCTTGTGCGATACCTACATTTGAGATTACAGGGATTCCAGACACTTGTAAACCTAATGAATTAGTTAATGGTCTGAATACATATTGTCCTGTAGTATCTTTATCCAAGTCTAATTTAGCAATGTCAGTTGGATGCATTACAATATAGTTCGGAGTAAATAAAGCAGTTTCGATTTGTGCCATTGCAACACGTAATACATCTGAATTATTCGGAGTTACTACATTCAAAGCAAATGCACCTGCAGCCCAAGCTGTAGCGTTAGTTTGGATTCCTGTTAAGTTTACACCTGTACCTGCACCTGAAAGGATTTGGTCGTCAATTTTAAGGTTAATGATTTCAGTTAACTCTTGGTCAATTTCTGAACGTAACAAGTCAATATCGTCAAGCATCTCTTTAGTTACTTTGATATAAGCAGTTACTTTTTTAACTGTAGCACTTGCAAGTACTAAGTCAAAGTCAGCTTGTGATTTTGCTAATCCCTCACCTGTCATACCTGCACCACCTTCAGGAAGTTTTTGCTCTACCCATTCCCATAGATTAGACATAATTGTACCTACGTTTACTAATTGTAGTAAGTAAGGACTACGTCTTTGGATTCTTGTAATTCCTGTTTCTCTTTCAGCAACTGGAACCTGTCCTGTTACGTTAGTAGCAAAAGTCATAGGACCTACTGCTTTCAATGCGAATTGAACTGAACCTGAACGGTTAGTTTTAAGAGTTGAAAGTTCTTCTTTTTTAGAAGCTAAAACCGATTTCAAAGTTTCAGTTTCATCAACATTGATACCTTTAGTTTCAAGTCCTAAAAGCTTAAGAGCCAATTCGTCTACTGCTTCTTTAACAGCAGTTACGTCAGCACCTTGTGTTTTTAATGCAGTTACATCAGCCATAACTTGTAAAAGTTCTTCCTTAGTAACTTGATTTGATTTCATAGCTTCTACTTTTCCCGCTACTTCTTTAATTAATTCTTCCATGTGTTTAAAATTTGTTTAATAGTTCTTTTAATAATTGTTTTTCTACTTCATGAGTGACTTGTACAATCGGCTCTATTTCTTGAGTAACCTCAACGGTTGGCTCTTGTTTTTCTATTTCTATTTCCATTACTGGCGTAAATTCATTACTGCCTTTTACTACGGCACTACCTTCGATTATCTTTGCTTCGGTAACTGCCCAAAAGAAACCTTTTTCGTCAGCTACTTCTTTATTCATAACTTGTGGATAATACTTATCCCAATTAGCTTTTTCACTTGAATAATAAGCCTCATCTGAATCAATACAAAGAAACATTTTAACATATCGCATCCCTACAGAATGGTTTAAAACCCTACCTTTTCTGTAAAGGTTAAACATATATTCGTTTACTTCTTTTTTTATCTGAACATCAAATATCAAAGCTTCTGTTTTTCCATTATATGGATAGCCTAAACTTCTCCAAGATATTGTTTCAGCACTAGCAATTAAGCTATCATTTACAGAATCTGAAATAATCTTATCAAATTCCATTTCATGCTCTTGCAATAGATAAAGCATTTTAGACTCTGAAAGTGTTTTTTTCCATAGTCCCGGAATATGGCAGTCCATGTGAGAATCAATAACATTAGTTGTATTTATAACTAATCTTGCTTTTAATGTATCCATATCCATATTAGATAAGTCAACACCAGCTTTATTAGTAGTAATTGTATCTTCCTCTTTAAGATTATTAACAATATTATCACCTCGTTTAATAGCATTCTTTTTATTAGAAGCGATTAAATCTTTATTGGCAAATACATATTTTATTTCTTCCTCTCTTGTCATTTCTTAACGATTTTATTGAATTGCTTTTGTTTTTCTTTAACCATTCTATCGAGTTCCTTTTTAATTTCCTC